TACCTTCTTGCCGGTCATCGTCTTGATGCCGACACCGCCGGTCGACACCGGCTTGGTGCCGCCCTCAGACACCCACCCGGCGGTGGGGACGTCCATGTTGACGGGGATCGCGGTCTGCGCGTTCACCGACAGCGGGACACGACGCGCGAGCTGCATAACAGCCGACGTCTCGTTGGCCTTCTGGAAGATCGGGCCGGTGATCGTCGGGGGCAGCAGTGTGCTCGCGACGTTGGAAAGCTGCACTGCAGCCATGACGGTTCTCCCTTGTGGTGGGTCGGATGCCTACCGAGAGCCGTTCAGTTGGCTCTGGAGGATCGCCGCGAGCTCGTTCGCTGGGCTCGAGGCGGGCGTCCCAGCAGTCCCAGACCCTTGGTTCGGGTTCGGGGCGGGAACGCGTGGAGCGGGGGTGCCTTCCTGGCGGCGCCAGTGCGGCTTACGGGCGAGGACGTCAGCCAGGTCGGCCTTGATCGCGTCCTCGTTGATCTGGCCGCCCGCGTCGAGGTACCGGGCGGGATCGGCGAGGGCTGTCGCCGCGTCGGACGGGTCAGCGAACTCCGTCGCAGCCAACGCTTCGATGCGGTGCGCCACCGAGGCGGTGCGCCACTTCTCAGCCTCTGACTGCCAGCGGGCCAGTTCTTGCGCCTGACGTTCGGCTTCGGACTGGTTGGCCAGCTGCTGCTGGTCGAACTGCTCGGCCTTCGCTTTCAGGTCGGCGTAATCCTTAAACTGGTTCTTTGTCCTCGCGACCCGTTCAGAGATGATCCGGTCGAGGTCGGCCTGCGTCGCTGGCGGCGTGTACGCGTTCCCGCCTTCGCCGCCTTCAGGACCGCTCTGCGATTCGGTTCCCGTGGGGGTTGGTTCGGACATGGTTGAACCTCCGTAAGCCCGTCGGCTGCTACTTGGACCGCCCTTATGCGCGGACGTGGCGCCTCCCACCGCGAACGCGGCAGGGAAGAACTGGGGGTTACGACGCGGTGGGGTCGTTGGTCGGGACCGTCGGGGCCGCAGCAACATCCGGCTGCAGGTCCTCGGCGATCGCCTTGTTCGCGCGGGCTTCCTTCGCCAGCAGCGAGTTCGCCACCTCCGCGAGGATCGCCTCACCCGGGTCGGCGAGGGTGTCCTGAGCCAACCGGGCACGCTCGGCAGCGGTGTAACCCAACTTCGACAGGGTCACGTCCGAACGCGGCGGGACAGCGCCGGCCTGGATCTGCTTAAAGATCGCATCCGCCGTCGCCGACGGGGTCGGGGTCGACACCTCAGACCACTCCGTCTCGAGCCGCTTCATGTTCGCCGGCACCTCAGCGCCGCCATTAGCGAAGCGCCACACCAGCCGCTGCACCGTCTCCGCAGGGTCGGAGAACTGCCGCTGCACCTGACGTGCCCGACGGTTCACCCCGTCCTGCGCCGACCGGATCGCGTCAGCAGACGCCGGGTTCGACTTCGCCACCTGACCGAACCAGTCCGGCGGGAACTGCGTGTATGACGCCATCAACTGCGCGTACTCGTCGATGATCTTCGTGTACACCGACGGGTCCGCGGCAGCGAACTGCCCCACCGTCGGCGCCTGACCTTCCTCGTCACGCTCGAACGCGAGGAACTTGTTCATCGCCATGTCCAAAGCGGCCTTCGGCGCACCCGACGAGTCGACAAAGTCGGACTCCGACGCGCCGAGGACGTACCGGTGCGGGATCGAGTAGAACTCCCGCGCGATCTCCATCCCCAACAACGTGCGGCACGCCGAATCGGTCGTGTTCATCACCGCAGCGGTGATCTCCGACTGACCCTCGCGGTCGACAGAGCGGGCGCGGTTCGGGAACCGCACCACCGGGACCTCACCAAAACCGTGAACGTCCCGGTCGTCGATCGAGAACCCCCTCGACTGATCCCGCGACATACTGACGGTCTGATCCGGCAGGTACAGCACCGCCCGGTACACACCCTCAACCTCATACGCCTGATAGGCGGCCGTCACCCGCCGGGTACGGGGGTCCCAGTTCAGGGTCATGTTCAGCGGCGACTCAACCGTGATGATCGGCGAATCCCCCGGCTCGTCCGGCGAACCGACGATCATGTACCCGCGCCCATAGATCAGCGAATCGAGGAAGCAGAGCGGCGCTTCGGCGTCCATGTCGTTCGACTGCCAGTGCTGCGTCAACTCGTCGTTGACGTCGGTCTCACCGTCGAGGCGGAACCCGTCGATCACGCACCGCTGCACCAGCGGGTCGATACAGATCCGCGGCCAATCGACGACCGTGCGGATACCCGCCAACGCCGGCGGGATCGAGATCCCCAGCTGGTAGAGCCGCTGCGTCCCCTCGTAGTACGCGTTCCGCACCAGCATCCGCACCGACTGCACCGCGAGCTTCGTCGACAGGCCCGTCACCAGCGCCTGCTCCTGGTCGGACAGGCCACCGATAGCAGGCGCCGGGAGGTACGCGCCGATCATCGGAGGTAGCAGCGACGTCATCGGAGCAGACACGCACTACCCCCTTCGGGTCATGTGAGAGCGATCGCGCGGCCCTTGCCGGCGTTCTTCGGGGGTCCAGCGACGGCCTCATGGAGCGCGAGAGCGCACGCAGCGAGCGGAGAAATGTCGAGGTCGGGTGATCTGCGGTCGAACACCCACGCGTCACCCGACTGGCGACGAGCTGCACCCCTGACGGAGGTGTCCAGTTCCGGTTGCCCGAGGTGCCGGAGCCCGTTTTCGCGGTAGCGGGTGAAGAACGACGCGCACGCCTTCGGGTAGTCCGACGCCGCAGTCTCGTTGACCTTGATCCCGGCCTTGCGGAGCGTCTCGATCAGGCCGCCAGCAGGGGTGTTCGGCGACAACGTCACCGAACGGCGCCCATCCGGGGACAGTTCACGCACCTTCTCGGCGATCCAGTCCGTCCCGGGCCGATATTCAGCGACCTGGACGTGGATTCGGCCGTCCTCACGCGGCCCAGCAGCCGCGATACACGCCCACGACTGGTCCTGAGCCACCTCGACCGCCAAAGACACGCGACCAGCGATCCTGGACGTCTTGTCGAGGCACTTCGGGCCGTTCCACACGTCCATGTCGAACATTCCGACGCCTAGCACGGGGTCGAAGATGCCCAACCGCTCCCGCAGGCGCCCCTGCAACGACAACTCGCCGGCTTCGACCTCTAGGTAGTCGTCATCGGGGAACAGCGGGTACGAGGGGTTCGCCTGAGCGATCAGTTTCCGGTCATCCGGGTCTAACGGCGGGTCGTCCGGGCCAGGTTCAGCGACCGACCACTCCATATACGCCAGCCGCGAACCGCCGGCCATACCACGCTGACGCAACCTGGCCAGCACCTCAGAGTGCGCCTTACCCGCCGACGACGTGTACCAGATCTGCATGTTCGGCGACGTCGTCAACGTCGGCAACAACGCGTCCATCTCGTCCTGCGTCAGGTCATACGCCTCGTCGAGGATGATCAAGTCGCCCGAGAAGCCACGACCCGAACCGCCCGAACGGGCAATGAACATCAACCGGCCCCGACCGAACTCCGGCTTGACCTCGATCGTCGGGTTCGGAGCCTTGATGATCGACACCCGCCGCGACAACTCCGGCGAAGCCTCAATGATCGACCGCAACCGGCGGAACGCGTCCATAGCCGTCTTGAACTCGTGCGCCGTGTGCGTGATCGTCTCGCCCAGCAGGAACAGCCCCGCCAACTCACGCGCTTCGAGGACCGAGCCCTTACCGTTCTGCCGCGGTACGACGAGACCGACCGCGCCGGCCGACCACCGACCGTCCTCACGCTCACCCATCGCGGTCCTGAGCACGAACCGCTGCCACGCGAATAGGTCCAGCCCGAACCGCTCTGCGTAGTCCGAGATCTCGTCCCCCGCAGACGACACCGACGGCGGCGCCGTCAGGACGCGGGGACGCTCAGAGCCCCGCAGCCGCTCGACGGGCTCGACGACGCTCGCTGAACTCATCCGTCGTGTCCTTCACCTGAGGTACGCGGCCCCGCAAGTCGTCCAACGTCTTCGTCAACGCCGTCACCATCGCAGGAACCGCCATCAGCGACCGACCAGAGTCGATCGCCGCCGCCAGAGCGAGGCATGCCTGGCCCTCCGGCGAATCCACCAGACGCAACCGCCCCAACTCCGACCGCGTAGACGCCTCACACGACGTCCCCGTCTCCAACGGCGGCTGACCCTGACGAGGCACGGGAAGTCCCCCCCAACGGTCGGTGAAAAAAACGCGGCTGGCGGCTCC